CCGGCAACCAGCACCGCAAACTGTTGCTCGCGCGCTGGCCGGTGCTTTCGATCGTATCGGTGACGGTGAACGGGACTGAACTGACGGTCGACGATTGGGATCTCGACATACCCGGTGCGTCGCTCGCGCGCATATCCGGCAATGGGATGCAGCCGTGGCCGAGCGGACGTGTCACCGTCGAATATGACGCCGGCTATGACGATCCATTGCCAGCCGATCTCAGGGGTTATTGTTCGCGCCTCGTCAACGTCAACTACCAGACAACCGGTGCCGACCCGAGCGAGCGGCGTGTCGAGATCCCTGGCGTGATCACGCTGGAACGTTGGGTTGACCAGGCCGCGACCGACATCCTAGTGCCGGACGACATCATGGCCGGGCTGCAGCGCGACGGCTATCGTCGAGTGCTGGCATGGTAGATTTGGTTGGGCGTTCCAAGGCGCTCTATCGCGAGAACCTGCACGAGCCGGTGTCGATCCGCCGCATCACCGGCAGCGGCCCGAGCCGGACCGACGAGAGTTTCGCCACGATCGGGCGGGTGTTCAACGCCGAGCGCAAGGAACTGACCGGCGGCTTCGCGCAGCAGGACCGCACCGCGATCATCTATGCCCAGGCGCTGTTCGATGCGGGCCTGTCCTCCGATGTGAGGATCGGCGATTACCTGATCGACCAGGACGGGATCGAGCATACCGTCTACGAGGTGAAGGCGCGTCGCGTCGAGGGCGTGATGGTGGCATACGAACTGACGGTGCGTTCCTGATGGCGCTCGCCGTCCGCATCCAGCCGATCGCGCGCGACCTTGAGCTGCTGAAGGACGAGAGCCTCGGGCCGCAGGCGCGTTCGGCCATGCTCGCCGCATTCGCCGCGCAGGAGATCGCCGAGGCTGCGCAGCAGAACGCCCGCGTGCTTGGTCGCGTGCCGCCCTACGAGGTCTGGGTCGATGGCCGCAAGGGTGCGCCGCTCACCAGCGTCAAGCCGGAAGGCATCATCCGTGCCGAGTTCCAGTTGGTCAACGAGGCGCTCGCCTGGATCTACATGCAACTGCAGCTTCACTCGCCGGTGAAATCCGGACGCTTCGCCAAGTCGCACGAGTTGTTCGCCGATGGCACCAGTGTCGGCAATCCGGACAATGCGCCCGAAGCCGACGAATACGTGTTCCTGAACATCCAACCATACGCGCGCAAGATCGAACGTGGGCAATCGCCGCAGGCGCCGGACGGTGTCTACCAGGCGGTCGCCACGCTGGCACAGCGCAGGTTCGGCAATGTCGCCAAGATCACGTTCAGTTACCGAACGGCAATCAGTGGTGAGATCATGGGCGGGCGCGCGGGCGACCGCTCCGACCTGCGCAATCCGGCGATCATCGTGAGGCTGCGCTGATGCCAGCCGCTGCGGTCGAGGCTGCGTTCCAGGCGCGCTACTACGAGTTCACGCTGAACGATCCGCCGATCATTCCGGCGATCGAGGTCGGCCAGCCCGACCCGAGCCACGAAGCGTTCGTCATCCTGCAGTATCCGGTGGTGAACGGTGTGAAGCCATCGCTGCAGCGCCACTATCTCGAGGAAGGCGCGGCGCGGTTCGTGCTGAACGTGCGCCGTTCGACCGAGATGAGTGCGGCGCTCGCACTGGCCGAAACCATCGCCGACATGTTCCGTGACTACAGGTTCCATGGCATCGAGACGTTCACGCCGTCCGCGCCGATCGTCAACGACACCACCAACGACGGCAACTGGTTCAGCCTAACCGTCATCGTGCCGTATCGCTACCAGTTCAACGACTGACCTTTCCGCACATTTCGGTTCAAACGCCTGGCAGTGGCCCGCTGCCGGGTGATCGCAACCCGGCAGCGTGGGCGGCGCCATTCCCTCAAACACAGGAGATGCGCCATGGCTGGCGACATCCAAACCACGTCTGGAAGTAAATTCTACATCAGCGACACACCCGTTGCGGCGACCGTCGACACGATCGCCGAATGGGAGGGCATCACGACATGGGTCGAGATCGGGCTGATCGAGGACCTCGGCGAGCTGGGCGACGTGTCGTCCGAGGTCACCGGCGCGGCGATCGGTGACGGCCGCATCCGCAAGGCCAAGGGCGCACGCAACGCCGGCACCATGGCGGTCATTGCGTTCCGCGACCCGTTCGACACAGGACAGGCGGCGGTCATTGCCGCGGAGCAGACCAACGACAACTATGGTTTCAAGCTCGTGCCGGACGACTCGGCGGCGCCGGGCACGCCCACGACGCTGTATTTCCGCGGGCTGGTGATGTCGCGGGCCGAACGCTACGGCACCAACGACAACATCATGCGTCGGGTGTTCAATATCGGCGTCAACTCGTTCATCACGGAAGATCCCGCCACGACTGGGCCGTGATACAGCGCGCAAACCGGCGGGCGGCCCTGCCGCCCGTTTTCCTTTGTTACAATAGGGAGCGGTGCATGCGGATAGAAGACCGCAAGATCAATTTGCAGGTACGCGAGGACGGCGGCTGGGTGAAGGACATTCCGGAATTCGGCGATCTCGAACTGAAGGTGCGCGGCAGCGGCAACAAGGACTGGGCGAAGCTCGAGCAGAAGCTCATCGCCGCCGTGCCGCGGGCGCGCCGCGTCAATGGTCTCGAGCCCGCAGACCGGCTGCGCATCAACGGCATTCTCTGTCGCGACACGTCGCTGCTCGACTGGCGCAATATGGAGAATGGCAGCGGCGGGCCCGAACCGTTCTCCAAGGAGCTGGCCGGCAAATATCTCACAAGTCCGGAATACGAGGCATTCGTCTGGGCCTGTGTCTGGGCGGCGGGCGTCGTTGCCGACCAGAAGCAGGAAGAGATCGAGGGCGACGCAAAAAACTGATCAGCGCCCTGCGGTGGCAACACGAGTGGGGCAGTCAGATCAAGCACTGGGAATTCATGGCCGAGCGCGGCCGGGAAGCGCCGGCGGAATACTACGACCGGCCCGAGATCGAACCGCATCTCACCTGGCTGTGGAACGCATTCTGGGAACTGTCCACCGAACGGCAGCTCGGCAATGCGGTTGGGCAGATCCCCGGATCGAAGATCCGTGAATATCTGCGCGACGAGCTCGAGCTTGAAGGACCGCAATACGACCACGCCAGGGCAGTCATTCGCCGCGTCGATGATGCCTGGCTCGGCATGCTGAACCGCCGCAAGGAAGACGGGCCGGACATGGCCGACACCGCCAAGGCCACCGACGCCGAAGGCGTCAAGCGCATTGCGCGCAGCCTGGGCAATCGCTTCGCAAAGGGAACGACAAAGCCGAGAATGAAATGAACGGCCAGACCGTCCGCACCATCACGATCCGCGGAACGTCCGAGGGGCTCGACAAGCTCACGGGCGACCTGCAGAAGCTTGCTGCAGCCGAGCAGAATGTCGCGGTCGTCTCGGAGCAGATGGGCAAGAAAGTCCTGTCGCTCGAGCAGGCGTGGCAACGACAGACGATGCGGCTGGATGAGACGGCGCGCGCGCAGAACAACTTTGCAAGAGAGGTCAAGCTAGCAAACGATGCGTTAGCCCAAGGCGTGGCGAGCCCGCAGCAGTATGCGCGGCAGATGGAGCTGATCAAAGAACGTTTCGGTCAGATCAGCGCAGCCTCAAGAGAGATGATAGCCGGCATGACTGCGGCGGGTGATGCGGGCAAGCGCATGGTTGCCGGCATGTCCGGTGCTGGTGCCGAAGGCGCGGCCAAGGGGATCGGCCTCGCGCGCCATGAGATGGTCAATCTTGGCCGCCAGGCGCAGGACATTGCGGTGTCGCTGGCATCGGGCCAATCGCCGTTCACCGTGCTGTTCCAGCAAGGCTCGCAGATTGCCGACGTGTTCCTGGCGAGCGGCAAGTCGGTCGGCAGTTTCTTCAGCCAGGCGATCGGATGGGGCGCGCGGTTTCTCACCTCGACTGCGGGTATCGTGACCGGCATTGGTGCGATCGGCGCTGCGGCGATTTATGCCGCCTACCAGTTCAGCAGTGGATCAAAAACGATCCAGCAGGCGCTCGAGGAGGAAAACCGCCTGCTCAAGGAAGGCAAGGCGCTGATCGACGCGCGGACATCGGCTGAGGAACGGGCAAAACTGCAGGGCAGGAGCCAGACCGAATTCGAGACCATGCGGAATGCCTTGGACCTGCAGATCAAGCTGAACCAGGCGATGGAGGAGTCGATAAAGATCGCCCAGCGGCGCGCCACCACGCCGACGCAGGTACCGGGCGAGATGGGCGAGGCACCCACGGCATTTGCGCCGCAATCGGGGCCGGGCATGGCCGAAATCACCGCCGCATTCGAGCGGCTGAGAGAAGCTCAAGCCGCCGGCCTGCCAGGCCTGAAACAGTTCAATGATGAACTCGGCCGCATCGGTATGCTCTATCCGGAAATCGCCAAGACCATCGAGGAGATGATCAAGGCCAACGAAGGCGGCATGGCGCTCGAGTCTGCTGCAATGCGCGCCAAGGCGATGAGCGATGCGCTCAAGGGCATTGCCACCGACGCGCAAATGGCCGCGGTCGGGTTGAACTCGGTCGCGCAGTTCCAACTCGACAGCAGGCGTGCGCAGGAAACGAAAGACGCCACCGAGCGAATGGCTCAAGCCACCTTGACAATGGCGCAGGCTTATCCAGGCATGTCCGTAGACGTTGCGAAGATGCTGTCTTCCTTGCAGGACCAATTGGCCGTTGCGAGCGCGGTTGGCGAGGCTGAGCGTATGGCCGCACAGGAACGCGCGCGTTCCAACCAACTTATCTTGGAAGGCAAATCTGTTGAGGAGGCGTCTGCTGTTGCAGCCGCCGAGCGTGCCAATGCTCAAGCTCGGATCAACGCCGAGCATGAGCGTTCGATTATCAATTTGCAGGCGCAATTGAACGTTGCCCAACAGGTCACCGGCGCCAAACAAATACAGGCGCAGTACGAGGCAAATATCATTCAGTTGATGCAGGAGGGTTTGTCGTTGGCCCAGGCGACGGAACAGGCCGAATTGCAGCGGGCGACAGCATTGGCGCAAGTCGAAGCTGCAGCCGCGCGACAGTTGCAAACTCTACAGAACGAATATGAACTGATAAAGGCTACTTCGGAAGAGGAAAGGGGGCGCATCCAGGCACGCCAGACATATAATAAATTGATTGAGGAAGGTGTGAGCCAAGAGATGGCAGGGGCGGTTGCTGCCCAGCAAGCGGCGAATTCGCGGGCTCGAGATGACGAGCGAGAAAAGGAGCGCAGTGACGAGCGAGAAAAGGAGCGCAGTCAGGCCGAACGCGATAGGGCCTGGCTGGCGGAGAAACTCGCTCGAGAACGCGAGGCGGCGGCTGAGGCAGCGCGTCTGGCAGCGAATGAGGCAGCGCGAGTTGCCGAGAATACCAGGCGCGCGGCAGAGGCGGCAAACGAATATGCGAGAGCCGTAGAACGCTGGAATGCGCAATGGGAGGCAGCATATCGAAAGATGGGGATGGCGGTGGCGTTCTATAATCGCCAGGCGCAGCTCTGGGAGCGGCCCGGCAGCGGCACCTATACCCAGTTCGACCCGGCCGGCTACGAGTCTACCACGTCGGGCGCAAGCACGCTGATGGCGATGTACACCCAGTCCTACGGCCAGGGCGGGTTCGACCCGAAAACCGGCGCGCCGAACCAGCAAGGCCTGGAATATGCGTTCAACCAGGTCCTGACCGCGGCGGGCGGCAACCTGATGTCGGTGATCCAAAGCCAGCTCGGCCAGGGCCTCGTGCAAGGTACGGAGATCGATACCGGCCGGCTCGGCATTCTCTCGCGCGCGATCGACCTTTTGCCGGAACAACAGCAGATCGGTCCCATCCAGCAATTGATCGGGCAACTCGAGGCGGGGCCGAAGTCGATCCAAAGCCTGGAGATGATCAAGCAGTTGAACGACAAGCTCGAGCAACTGACCAGGGCCACGGACGCCAACACGTCGGCGACATCCGCTATGACCGACGTGCTGTCGCCGTTCTACTCGTCCGACCCGCGCCGCACGCATCTCGGCTTCCGCGCATTCGCCGGCGGCGGCATCATGTCCTCGGTCGGCGAGCTGCCGATGATGGCCGCCAGCACGCAGCGCGGCGGTGTCACCACCACGCCGCAGATTGCCATGTTCGGCGAGGGCTCGGTGCCGGAAGCCTATGTGCCGGTCCCGAGCGGTCGCATCCCGGTCGAGATCAGCGCGCCGGCCAACAGCAACGTGCGGCCGGTCAATGTGACGATCAACGTCATGGGCAACGCGACGTCCGAGACGGTTGCGGCATTGAAGCAGACCGGCTTCCAGAAGGCGCAGCAGTTGCGCCGCGGGCTCGGGTGAGCCGATGGCGTTCCCGACGTATCGGCTGCCGCCCGAGGTCGAGCGCGGCATGGTGGGCGGCCCGAACTTTTCCAACATCATCCAGGAGTCCGTCTCCGGCGTCGAGCAGCGCGTGCAGGTCTGGGCGCGGTGTCGCGGCGAGTGGGACATCTCGTATGCCATCATGAACCGCGCGGAGAGCAGCGGCACGTTCCGCGCGGTCGTCGCCATGTTCCGCGCACACTTCGGCGAGATGTATCCGTTTCCGTTCAAGGACTGGGGCGATTACGAACTGGCCCATGAGGTGATCGGCGTTGGTACAGGCTCGGTCACCGGCTATCAGATCATCAAGGTCTACGACCCGAGCGAGATATTGCTCGGCTCACCCGGTACGCGCACCTATGTGCGGGAGATCTATCTTCCCCGGTCCGGTCTGCTGGTCGAGGTCAACGGCGTGCTGCAGACGCCTACCACGCACTATACGGTTAGTTCAACCGGGCTGATCACGTTCGTCACCGCGCCACCGAGCGGTCATGTCGTCCAGGTCACCGGCGAATTCGACGTGCCGGTTCGGTTCGCCACCGGCAAGCTGGATCTCACCATCAACGAGAACAACCTCGCCGAGATCGGCTCGCTGCCGATCCGCGAGGTGATCGGTTCCGGCGAGTTTGCCTGATGCGCGACTACAACATCACGCTCACCGACACGACACTGTTCCTGGTGCGGCTGGTGAAAATCACCCGGCTTGATGGACACGAACTGCTGATCGCCGACGCCGAGGAAAACATCGTGATCGGGATCGACGAAATCTGGGAGCCGCTGCCGGGCGCCGATATCTCTGCCATCAGGCATATCATCAACGGCGACATGGGCTCGATGGAGATCAAGTTCGCCCACTCGGAGGGCGGCACGCTCGATACCGCGCAACTGAACAACGGCTTCTGGGACGGCGCCACCGTCCAGGTGTGGCTGAAGAACCGGAATGCCTCGCACGAACTTGGCGATCCGATGTTCACCGGGCTGATCGACACGGTGTCGCTCGACCTGGTCGGCTCGTCGGGCACGTTCGACATCCGCGGCCTGAGCGCGACGGCCGAGGCGTTCATCCAGACGTTCCAGCCGATGTGTCGCACCGACCTGTTCAGCGTGCTGTGCCAACTCAATGAAGACGACTGGGATCATGCCGGCACGATCGCCACGATCCTCGACCGGTTCAACTTCACGGTCGCGGGCCTCGCCAGCCCGCCGGACGACGGCTGGTTCAACCAGGGCACGTTCGTCACCGGGTCGGGCTTCAAGGGCGTGATCGCCAATTGGGACAAAGCTGCGTTGAAGGTCACTATGTATCAACCGCAGTGTCTCGCGCGATTGACCAGCGGCGAGACCATCACGCTCTATGCCGGCTGCGACAAGACTGCGCAGACCTGCCGTGAGAAGTTCAATAACCGCATCAACCACCAAGGCGAGGCGCACTTCCTCGGCATCAACTCGATCGTCGGCATGGACTAGGTTCGGATGACGAGCAGTCTGCCGAACTGGGGCTATCTCAACCAGCCGATCATCAGCAACACGGCCAGTGCCATCGGCGGCGGGTATACCGTCGTCCAGACGCCATACGGCCCGATCACGCTGGGCAACCCGACCTACAGTCCGCCTCCGACCGTTACTTACGTTCCGCCGGCGACACCGAACCCGACGCCGGTCACGCCGACGATCGATCCGAAACTTGAGGCGAATGCGCTGTACGGCAAGCCGATGGCGTTGTCGGCGCTGGGCTACGCCCGCATCGGTTCGTCGCCTGCACCGATCGTCGGTCCCTACTTCAACGGTCCCAAGGTCGACTTCATCGTGTCGTTCGGCGTGCCGGCCAACGTCGAGGGCGACCGCAAGATCTACAAGATCTATTTGGACAACGAACTGGCGTGGTCATCGGATGCCGGCGGGACGCTGCCGTCGCACGGCACGTTCGCGGCCGAAGCGTTCGACTTCATCTTCCAGCCCGGTACGCTGACGCAGCCCGTCTGCAGCCTGGAGACCGAGAAGTTTCCCGGCGACGAGTGTGCCTATCGCCCGCAGATGATCCTGCAGTTGCGCAACCTGGTGTGGGCGCGGTTCCAGGAGAAGACCGGCAAGCCGGTGCCTTACGTGGCGCTCGAGATCGGCGACGTGACGGACGGTGCCGATCCCGACGAGGGCATCAACCTCGGCGAGGCGCTCGAGCGCGTCGCTTACTCGCCGTGGTGCGGATACACGCCGGACAGTTTCGAGTCTGTCAACATCACCGATGTCGTCGACGCCATCCTGATCAAGGACAATTTCACCATCATCGACCTGTGCCGCTCGGCGACACGGGAATACCGCAATATCGATCTGCTCGTGTCCGACAAGATCCGGGTGAAGGACCGCGGCGGCTCGACGGCTGCGACGCTGACGGTCAACCGCAACTCGATCATTGCCGACGCCAACCCGATTATGGTGACGCGCGCCGGCGCGACCGCACAGAAGCGCGAGCACGAGCTGCTCGCGATCGATCCGGACCAGGACTACACGATGGTCCCGTCGCTATCGAAGGTGCCGCGCGACCCGATGGTGATCTCGGCTGCGGTCGGCAAGGAAACCGTCACCGTGCCGTTCGTGATCGACGCCAGCACGCGCCAGGCGCTGGCAACGTTCTCGCAGAACTACGAGGAGAATGCGCGTCGCAAGGTGGCGCTCAAGGTGCCGGTCTCGGGATACAGGATCGAGCCGGGCGATCTGTTCGTCGTGGTGGACATGCTCGAGGGCTTCGACAACGAGGTGTTCAAATGCACGGCGACCTCGCACGGCGCGAACTGGATGGTCGAGCTCGAGGGCGAGGCGATCCTCAAATGCTCGATCTATCGCGGAGCCATTCCAGGGAATGCGTTGTTTGTCAGCGGCGACTCAATGGCTAGTGTGCGGTGGTGTCATGTCGACGGCACGTCCACGCAGGAATGGCATCAGAACTGGCTGATCGATCCGTTCTATAGCGTGGGAGAAATTCGCGCCAGCTCATATGCCAAGCCGGGCGGTGTGCCGACATTCGTGGTGGGCGGTAATGACTTCTTCTTTCCAGTCGGCATGAATGCCTGCATTGCCACGTCGCATGATGGCGAGAACTGGACGACCACGTACTTCAGCGACACAACATATCTCGTAATTCTCAACATGGTGTGGGACGAGGCCGACCAGGCGTTCTACGCGCACCTTGACGACTTCAACCCGGCACATGCCCGGTGCCTGAGATCGCCGGACGGATATACCTGGACGGAGCACGCCAGCACTTTCTGGAGTCATACGGAGGATGGCGTGACGCCGGACGGCAAGGTTGGCTACGACCCTGACACTGGCGCGACGATCCGGCCGGAAGATCTGGATCTGAGTTCAATCATGTACCAGGTCACTTGCACGGCTTTTGCGGATGGCATCTGGATGGCCGGCGGGAAGCTGAACAGCAGCGGGCATGCTGCCACAGCAACGTCACTGGACGGTGGCGCAACATGGTCGCTGGTATCGACCGGTGCGCTCGAGGAAGGCTTCAACGCGCACATCTGGACAATGGTTGCTGCTCCACAATCGGACTTCGAGTAGCGAAGGTCCGTGCATTGCCGCTCAACCTCGACTCTTGCATCGCTGG